GAAGATTATACGCGACCATCTGGACTCGTCCGATTTGGGTTGTAAGTGATTCAGCCATGGGGTTTCAATGATTAGTTTCTGTAAGAAAATAGACATGTTATCCGCCCGTTCCTTTGAGGCGGATATAATCATTATTTTTCGTTCTGGATCTTTGAAAAGAGTCCAGAGAACAAACGCTCCAGTAATCCAGGATTTACCGACACCGCGGAAAGCTTGGATTTGGAGCCGTTTCGGACCATGTTGTAAGTAGTCCGCAATTGAATATTGGGCTCGTGTTGGATGTGGTAAGTCAAGTTGCCTCCATAATGCTTGTAGAAATAATTTGAAGTCGTCTTGTAGGGCGGTCAGTACGTCTGTCATTTTTTACGCTTTTTACGATATTCAGTTTGATCGTGTCCATGCTTTTCCAAGACATCTGCATACTTATCGTAGCGGTTTTGTATTGTATTTACATTCTTGTTAAAGTTTTTGAATGCATTTTGAATGAATTTGATGTTCTCTTTACTTGCCATAATTAAATAGGGTCAAATAGTTCGTTTAAGTTTTTCTTGATAAGTGCATCTAACTGCGCTATCTCTTCATCTGTGAATGGTTCATGTTTCACCACCTTCATAGGACCAAAGGAACTGGGTGGTGCAGCCTTACGAGAATACGTAAAGTTCTCTCCGGCTGCTGTCATCGCTTGGGTTGAAATGCTCATTGTTTGGGATTCTTTAGGTCTTGTTTGAGTAGTTTAATCTTCATAGCCATTAACTCTTCTGGTGATAACTGTTTGAAGGTCATTTTATAGTCTCTTTCCAATTCGAGCATTGCTTCAAGACTCGGCTTACCTTTCTGCACCATAAAGTCAACTAAGGCATATGCAACTTCTTCTGGAGTATCTAACTGCAGTAACTCAGCACTAATTTTTTGGAATGGTTTACCTTTATGCTCCCATCCCATCATTCTCGCTAATGTATGCCCTTGAGTATGTGGTACACTTTCTACATCCTGTATGCCCCATCTTCCACCACCCATCGGTAAAGAGTAGTGATATGATAGGCTGTGTAGTTGTATTATATCACGTATATCAGCTTTACCTTGGTGTGCTAATTCCATCATCCGTAATACGAATGCTGAGCTAGCATATTTAGCAAATTTATGATGTTGCTTTAACCCAGGTATCGCTGCCATTGTTTGATAAATGTTTCGGCTGAATGGCGACCATGTAGATAACAAGTTATAGGCACGATCTTTGTCATAATTTTCTTTACTTAAGAGCTTCGTTAACCGTTTACCTTGTGTTGATAGCCAAGCAAGATCACTAAAAGTAGCTTCAGGTTTATCCCCAGTACTTATCTCACCTGTATATAGAGTGGGAGGACGGCTAAGTTCTACTTTATTTTCTCTCTCTTGTCGCATCATCTGAAGAGTATTGGCGACTTTATGGTTCAACCCTCTCTCTTCCGTAGCTCTGTATACAGGATCATAACCAATCTCAGTGCGAGAACTTTGATATTTAAGTTTACCTGCAGCTGTGTTAGGTTTAACAGCAGTTTTACCTGGGGTTATGTTTTTCGCTCCCTCGGCTGCAAGATTATAACCTTGCTGCTTTTGTTGTTTTCTAGCTCTGTTAGCCTGTGCTCCTACACCAGTCATTCCAGCAATCTGAAGTGCTTGCTGCACTCCCTCCATTGCTTGGAATGATGCTGCTGTTTGTTTGTAGGATGCTTGGTTTTTCTCCACCGGCAGGAATCTAAGCTCTCCACCAGTCTGCTTATTCACGTATAATTTTCCAGCACCATGTTCAGGATCCGTGTATGCTGCAGATACCCCTTTTCCACCTGCCTCATACTGGCTAAGTAGTTTATCAGCTGATTCTGGCTTCGATGATAGTTCCTCTAACTTCATCGGTTTATGATACTCAGTTGGTGTCGTAAGTGTTTTCCAGTATTCACTTACACCGGGCATACTCCACCAAGGCGTACTTTCTTCTTGAAGTTTAGCATTTTCTTCAGGGTCCACTCTCCATGTTCCTTGTGCCATCCTACTTCCTCCTGATCTTCAGCTTCCTACTGGCCCTGTTCTTGGCACGGCTTTGAGGTCTACCCTTAGTCTTACTTCCTTTGTAATGTGCGGCGTCCCGTGGGTCGCCGACTTTTAGTCCTAGTTTCTTACGTAGCTTATTGGCTCTAACACGTAGTTTAAGCCCTTTCTTTGTCTTGTTGTAGGCCTTCTGTTGAGCCTTACGGTTACCGTTAGCGTAGCGAGGTCCACTTTTCTTTTTCATTTCCTTCTCCTCCTCTTCCTTTTCTTCTCTTCCCTTTCTTTCTTCAGTCTAGCGTAGATCTTCTTACGCTCTTCTCTGGTTAATCCTCCAGTACCACTAACTCCAGCATCTGCTGCTGCAGATAGTTTACGACCTATACCTGCAAAGCCTTTCTCATCTATGAGTAACCATTTTCGTCCTTCTGGTGTTTCAAGGAATTTCATTATGTTCTCCCAGTTGAAAGCTTTACCATCCCAGCTCCACTTCTCTTCCTTACCACCTGGTCCTGGTCCTTCAGTTTTATCTTTAGGAGGTTCAGTAGGTTTAGGTTTAGGTGCAGGTTGAGTAGGTTGTTGAGTACCTTCGGTAGCTTTATTCATCTCAGTCATACGTCGCTGAATTTCTGGCTGGTTCTTTTCTGCCCACGCAGAATCTCTTTCTCCTACAGTTTGACCTACCAAAGGGTCGTCGGAAGCTTGTTGAACTTCAAGATTTCGTATATCTTCACCTGGGCCACCTTGACCAGTAAATGGCTGCTGCTGTATTGGAACAGCATCTTTATTGTAGAAATCATCTATCTTCTGTAATGAATCATTATATAGATCTAAATTTTCTTGTGTAGGATTATTTCTATATGTATTGTAAGACTCTGCTACATTCTGATTCACTTGCTGTTCTGTCAGCTGCGGTTGCAGTTGAGTAGTATTATCAGGTACCGGCATCACTGGTTGAGGAAGTGTGTCAACATCACTAAAGCTCTTGCCAATCCCAGGATTTGGATCGAATTCCATACTACCTTGAGTAACAGGTGGCGGATCTGGTGTGAATACTCCTGGTGCATCAATAGGCATATCTGTATTCCATTCTTGAATGCCAGGTGTGTGAGGTGCTACACCTTCAGGTAATGTAGGTGCTGCACCGGGATCAGCTGCTCCAGATCCAGCTCCAGCTCCTGCTGCTGCAGCTCCTCCTCCGCTAAATGCTCCCATACTTGCAGCCATACTAGCTACTTGCATTACAGGTCTTACAACGCTTTGGATGCTACGCCGTGTCTCCTCACTCCATCCGAACGGGTTCCAATACGCCATACAACCTCCTTTGTACCAATTCAGGATCTACTTTTGGCATTACTGATGCCAATTTACTTAATGGATTGCCCTCGTAAGCGACACCACTAATATCATTCTTTACTAGCCAATCACAAGCTGCTTTGAGTTCGTGGGCCGTAGCCTCGCCGCTCTTCACTCGTTTGAGGAATTCCTCAGTGACTAGATTGTGTAGTTCGTTAAATTGTTCTTCTGTTGCTTTCTTAGTCATTTCTTTCCGGCTCTTCGCTCGGCTTTAGTTTATTGAGTAGAGTTTGAATACTTTGGATGACGCTATTCTCCTTTAATGGAGACAAAGCGATCAGTTCTGATGCTAGGGCTACGATCACCCAAAATGCGGGTTCGGATAAAAATAATAGTTCCATTATTCAGTGGTTTGTTTGTTTAATAATGCTATAGGTACAACATCATGACATAGATGTTCTACACGTGATCCAGGCCTTAAAGCAAAGCCTTTCTGTTGTAATTCTGCACATTTAAGTGCTCTTACAAGCTCATAGTCTAATCTTAACTTCTCCTCTTGACGTTTAGCAATAGCTTTACATCTGTTAACTGTTCCCCAGTCAAGTGGTACCATAAAGTTAAGTTGTGCACCCCAGTTGTTACTTGTTACGTAACTTGTATTATCATATGGTATAGTATCATTACCCATATAGAATGGAGTTAAGGTCATGGTGGGACCATTACAGGCTATCCCACCACCATAGTTCTGTCTAGACGGGGATCCATTATTCTGGAACTGCACCGCCTGGTTAGTAACATTTCCCGTTGCAGTACTGGTTGGTGCTGCATTGTTATATACCTCAGCCATAGCTGGGTTACTTATTGAGAGAATACCGAGAGCGAGGTAGTAGTGGAGTTTGTTGTAATAACTCGATCGATGTCGATCTGTTCTACTACTCCTGCTGGTCTTGTCACAGTCTCTAGTTGGTATTGCTCCCCTGCTGTGTGTACTGAGTAAGTTGTGTTCGGATCTACAATGTTTCCACTGGGTACTACGTTTGTACCTGACCAGCTGTTGTAAGTACCTCCATATACCTCTTGGTCTATGATTTCGGTTATTACTTGTGTCGTGGTTGTGGTAGCTTGCATGCTCCCTTGGGTGAACTGTGGTGTTATTTGATTTGCCCTCACTGCTGAAGGGATGAGTAGAATAAGTGGAATGAGCCATAGTTTATTCATCTTTTTTGCCATTTCTGTTAGAAGGTTGAATTCCGAAGGTAGCTAATGTGCCAGTAAATATACTGGCTATGAAAGTTATATCTTTTGGAGTTTGTTCTCCTAATCCAGGTATTTCAACATAATTAAGGCTGATTATAAAACCAGCCCAAACTACAACACCTAGTCGTACAAAAGTTGATAAAATCTCTAGTTGTTCCTCTTTATCATCTAAACCATCCTTAAGTCTACTCAGGACGTTCTTCGGTTTTGGTGTCTCCGTCTTTTCCAAGTTTCTTCTGAATTCGTTTGACAGCCTGCATAAATACAGGTTTAAAGATTTTAACCAAGTAATTAAAGAGAGAAGTAGCTGTTAAAGTTGCTACCACAGAGACTGCAGCAGTGGTTGCTGCCGTTGCTACAATCTCTTCTTTTGGAACAGGGATCTCTATATCAGTCCAAGGTATGTTAACTCTACGGACTTCAGGTAGAGGATTCTCCTGTTTCGTTTGTGTTTTCTTGTCTTCTGTTACTTCTTCCTCACCTTCTCTAGGTACACCAACAGGAGGTCTTAATTGATCCGGTGGTGCAAACATAGGCATGTATGTCGGAACATCAGCCTTAGGTACTTCTAAGATAGGTGTAGGAAGTATGGGCGGATTTGGTAGTATTTGTGTTGGTAGATTTATGGATGGAAAGACGGGTGGTTCAGTCATTATTCAGTAGGCCAAGCCTCTAGAACAATTGGGTTATATTGCTTAGGATCGAATGAGTTACCAGAATCGTCCTTCTTCTCAGTAGCACCATTAGTTGCACTACCTGCACGCTGACCGTCACCAATCAGTGCAGCTAGCTCATCTGTAGTAGTACATGCAGTGATCTGATCTTCCCGTGCTTTACACTGTGTCCTAACAGCCGTACGATACGTCGTAGTGGCGCTAGGAACGGCGGTATCAGCCTCTTCCTTACGAATGATCATCCAATCAGTTTTGGACAGCAGAGAGCCTGCTGTAGACTTCTGCTGGTCAATCCATAATACCTTGAGATCTGCTAGATCTTTAGGTCTACCTACACCCCAATAGAAACGTCTGTCATACCAGGCTGGTGCTGCTACTTCAATGATTCCGATTGCTTGTCTTTGAGCTAGTGTTGCATGTCTCAACCAGTTAGCTGGATAATTATTTCCATTAGCTGTTGTGAAGGCCACATCTAAGGCGAGTGGCTTGCCATTTAACTTAAACATAATTAATTAAACTGCGTTAGCGTATTTGAAAGGTGATTCAGCAAAGGCTGCAAACACATAAGTATTAGCATTATTAGGAGAATATTGAGATCTTATTTTAAATCCAGTAGAGGTTATATCAATAATACCATCATTAGTGTTGGCATTTTCAGCGGCCACATCATTTGCCTTAAAATATTGATAAGTGGGATTATATCCATCACGTTCATTATCCCATATAAACCAGTCTTCAGTAGCGTCTGCATTTTTCACCAGTATCCAAGCTGGTCTGAATCCACAGTATGCGAAAGTACCCGCTGGAGAGGCCAATGCAGTACCGTCATATTGCCCAATTTTAGAATACCCTGCCACTTCAGACCAACAGTAGGCAATATATTCAGTACCTGAACCATTAACCCAGGTTCCAGTACCGACGCCAAATACAGTAGAGGTTGGTGTTGTGTTGTAGATTAATGAAGCTGATGCTGTGTCCCAAACACTAGTACTCTCCAATCGACCATAGCTTCCAATACCTATGTCACTATGGTAAACCGGCCAAGAATTTGTGCCAGCCCTACTTTTAATGAGAATAAGATTTGGGGTTGCATTTAGACCGTGAGCTACAGTTCCATTAGAACCCGTACCTGTATAACTTACAATCGAGAATCCAGCACTTGGATTAGCTCTGTATGTTGAATCAATTGAACCTATACTAGTTTCTGATGCATCGTTTTCGACGCTTGTACCTCCTGCATTCCAGCACCAAGCTACATGCTCATTAGTTTGATAGTTCCAGTAGTAATTCTTATACCCTGTGGCATCAATACCTTTAGCTACAGTAAAACCGTCTGAATTAAACGCGCTGAGAAAACCATACGCCTCAGTGTATGGATCAGTAGTGTTACCTTCTCCAGGTGAACCACCAAGAGCTGTAACATAATTAGGCGTTAGTTCTTTACCACTACCAGCTCCTCTTACAGCATCAAATATCTGATGATTGACTCCTGTAGTTCTGTTTTTACCCCAAACCATGTCAGGTTGGAAATTTAAACCATCTATATCCTTTGAATCCCCATCATCTGCCGTCCAAGTAGAAACATCAAAATGTTTACTTGGATCTTTAATCGTTGGATCCGGTAGGTTATAAGTATTCAGTGCTTTATAACCACTTTGTGGATGCTTGAAGTCTCGTTGACCGAAGTTCCAGGTATAAGCCACACCATTACTACCGTCCCAATCTGATGCTCCGAAGAAATAGTGTCGCAGTGGTACCCCAGTGATAGTTCCTTGATCTACACCATCCTTATAAAAATTAACTGTTTGGTTATCAGCGTCATATGCTATACCTATTACATAATTTACTGAAGTTCCATCATATGCCGCACCGTAAGAGCTTGCCACAGTATCTACATATTTATTACCGTTACTGGCATAGTAAGCTACACCATCAAGCACATCCCATGTAGAAGTCGGTGTGAAATTACTAGCAGCATCTACAAGACCAACCAGAGTATAAGTTACATAGCCGCTAACTTTAACTTCCGCGTACCATTTACCGCTAAGTGGTGTGGCTAACGTTGAAGTATGGACCCCGTAATATGTAGCATTAGTATCTGCTTTTAGATTACCTTGAGAGAAAGTATCAACGACCCATCCTTTAGCATTTTGAAGAGGGTTCAATGTACAATAATTACCTACACCCTGACCATCATTACTAAAGTCACTTGGTGAGTCGAGTACAAGGTCAGCATCACCTGGTCCATCGATAAGGACTTCGCCATCTAGTCTGATAGCTCTTAAACTTGTGTAATACCCTGTCGGAGTGTCAGAAACACCAATACTTGTTAATGTACCAGAAGAACCTACTATCGAGGTGATGTCATACCAGGTTGGAGTTGTTCCTCCTGAACTGATATTACTAGAGCCTACATCTGAACCATTAACTGTAAGTGTCCCTCCGTAATACAGAATATAAACTTCAAACTTTGAATTCCAATCCTTTGGAGAAGGTAGTGTAATTGTTGCGGAGCTATTGGAATATGTGTAAGCACCATCACCTTCTAGGCCGTCAAATGCGTAAGTCCAAGGGTTAGAGACGGTTCCTACAGTTGAACCGCTTGAATATATCTGACCGGATATAGCAGCAAGATTATGAGCTTTTACATGGTTATCATTACCACTTGAATCAGTTTCAATATCATTATGATTTATAAGAACCTCACCGTCAACTTCTACTCTATAAACATACGGGCCAGAGCCCAGCGCTGAACAAGTCCATGTAACACTTGTTATAGGACTTTGTACATTAGAGCTTACATCGTACCAAGTCTTACCTCCACTAGTTGTAAGAGTATAGCTACCACCATCCCAATTAAATACTATATCACCATCTCCGGTTTCAATTCGCAATGTTGAATCAAAAGCTAAACCTCCAGAAGGTGTCCATATGACATCATTACCGTTCCAAGCTAAGTAGCTGGTTGCAGTGTCACCGTCAAACATCATATCTTTAGTATACCACGTTTGGTCATACTCAGTACCTTCTATGTCGTCAGAATATACCTTTGCATTACCACTGAATTTAAGGTAGAAGCCGTTATCAGTTACGGTGCTGTGAGCACTGTCAATAAGTACTTTACCGTCAATACGTAGAGCATTCCAATAATTATAATCACCGGCAGCAGCTTGCATTTCGATCTTCTTTATCGTACCACCACCAGTAGCAATTGTTGTCCATCCCCAATCAGTAAAGGTAGTACTAGCAGTAGTAAGATCACTATAAGTAATCGTTGCTACTTGTGCGTAAGCAGCTCCGTTAAAACTTGTAGTACGTATTTCAACCTTATCGGTAAAGGTATACTGAGAGGCTGGTTCCCACGTTAAAGTTTGTCCTACACCTCCTGCGTATACGTTACCAGCAATACCGGGATTATGAGTAAATAACTGCTCAGCTGTACTTGCCGCTGAATCCCATGAACCTCCTGAAGAACTTAAAGGGGCATCAGTTGGGTCATTATTACCAGACCAATCCTCACTGTTATCGACTTGTAGTCCGTACGTACCTGTATATTCTATAGGTACCCATTTACCATTTGAATCTGTTTCACCAAAATAACTTGGGTCTAAAGTTTGACCGTCGATATTGTAAAATTCAGCAAGGTGGCCATTTCCAAAGTTGCTGTTGGCTGAGGAGGCGTTACGCATAGTGCCTATTTGATGTGGAACATTAGTATTCCACAATATCGGGTGACCTCGATAGGGATAGGTGGTTGAAGTTCCACCTCCCCAATCTGTTATTCTTTCATTGTTAACCCATACTTTAAATCTATCGGTGTCTACTGCTTGGTCAGTATCAACTGCTAATACAATATGGTACCACGCAGCAGGATCAGCAAGTTTTCTGGTAGACTGCATATAGGCATTGTAACAGTTAATGGTAATCTTTCCATCCTCAATGTAAAATTGCAGTATTCCATTTATCTGGCTGGAGGAACCAGCTGAGCACCAAGCTTTTGTACCAGCCATTGTGCCATCTACTTTAGTCCAGAACGATATGGTAAAATTCCGTACTCCAGTTGTTGGGTCTGCAGCTGTACTCATGTCTGTAGGCTCCCAACTTAGATATGAAGACTGACTAGAGTCAAATATAAGACCCTTTTCAACCTTATAACCATCTCCACCTGCAGCGGAGGCACCCGCAAGGATGCCTGTATTACTTAATACTGCCATTATTTCACATCCGCTGTAAGTACTACGTGTACTGAAGATGCTGATGTTACTACATAATCTAAACGATCAACTGCGCCATTGGTTTGTGTCAAGCCTGGTTGAGTACCAGCAGGCCATTTATAGTATGCACTCCAACCAGTATTACAAGTTGCACCTGATGACGGTTGAGTAATAAATATACTACCACTTTGACCTGCTGTCAGGCCTGTAGGTGCATTTGCAGAGAAATCATTTGCAGGATCTACTATTAATTTCTGGTTATTACCGTTACCAAAATCAAGTTGCCAAGATGCTGGACTCGTGCCTGCGTCGGTAGTAGCATCATAGACATCACCAATTTGTACTCCTGTCCAAGTTTGGTCATTAGCAAGTACTGCATCACCAACTGTAGCCCAACTAAGTGCAGATGAACCGTCTGTCTTCAATACTTGATCAACGTCACCAGCACCATCAGGTAGTGTAAAATCTACTGTTGCTGTAACAGAGTCGGGAGCTTTGAAACTTAGATAGTGTGATCCGTTAGCATTTGTTTCAGATAGAATAAATTTGCTTGCATTATCTAGCTGTAAATCGCTAGTGAGGGTTTGACCACCTCCACTAGCTGGGTCTAATTGTAGATATCCAGTTTGCACATAAGCTGTAGTAGCAATCTGTGTTGAATTAACAGTAGCAGCAGCAGTTGGTGCAGTCGGTACACCTGTTAAATCAGGGCTATCTAGGTCTGCTTTAGCAGATAGATCTACACCAGCAACCTCTGTGTCAACATATTCTATTGTTGCAATTTGTGCTGTAGTGCTAGCGCCAAAAGTTGGTGCAGTTGGTGTTCCTGTGAAGGCAGGACTAGACAGAGGTGCAGCATCTACAAGATCAGCTACATCTACATCTTTATCAGGATTTGTACCATCGCTATATTCAATTTTATCAACTTTTAGTGTTCCGTATGCCATTAGTTTAGTACCACGTATTTAGAGTTTTCAGGGATTGTAAGTGTTACGCCAGAGTCAATACTTATCGGTCCTACCGATAAAGCATTCATTGTTGTTTGTATAGTGTAGCTTTGAGAAAGTGTTCTTTCGTTTTCAATTACTATCTTTCTATCCTCACCATATCTAGCTTCAGGATCATTAGCATAATACTCTTGAGCAATATAAGACTCTGAACCTGGGGTTGCATTACTTACCTTTACTCTTAAGGTTAGTTGACTATGACCGTCAAAATCATTAGGGAAACTAGCACCACTAGAGAAATTACCTCCAGACCAAGTACCACTCGATAATGAGATTCCTGTACTATCAGTATTCTGCACATAAGTACCATCTGGAGTAGGTTCTAAATTTAATGGATCTGGTCCTGGTGGTGAAGGTTGATTACCAGTTAACGGATAATCAGTTGTTAGTGTTGATAAGTCAGCTACTACTTTATAAATAGCTGAAGCAGCTACTGAAGCTGATGCTTCTTCTGCTAGGTTTACAGCATAAGCAACACCTTTAGGGTTACTACCTTGACCGTCACCTTGCAGTACACTACCGATAGCTACATATGTATCAGTAGCGGTTTTAGCTGTATTTGCATCTATCTCAGCAGCCTGAGCAATATCAATAGCTGCTGAAGGTGTTGCAGTTAAATCTTGTGAATTATTTAATGCAGCAGTAGCATCAGCAACTGCATCCTCTGCCTTCTCTACAGCATAAGCAACACCTTTGTTGTTAGTAGTTGTGTTTGAACCATCACCTTGCAGTACCCAAACTGGTGCGCTATCAGTTCCGCTATTAGTAGCGACTAGTGCATTAGTAGCTGCGATAGCATCATCTGCACTGTCTTTAGCTTGATCAGCAATGTTATCTGCTTCAACTGCTGTATCAACAGCATACTTAACACCTTCAGGTTGTCCATCAGCAGCACCACCACCTTGCAGTACCCAAACTGGTGGATCACCTGCAGCAGCAGTATTAATAGCAACTAACGTATTAGTAGCTGCAATAGCATCATCTGCACTGTCTTTAGCTAGATCAGCCACTTCTGATGCATCATCAGCTGTAGTTACAGCATACTTAACACCTTTAGGATTAGATCCTACACCATCACCTTTAGTTA